CTGTAACGTTTGCGTCAGCATCCATTAAAGGCAACAAAAATGTTGCTGTGGTTGTATATCCGGCACTGATAGATGTTGATGCTACAGTGCTTTCGGTATGTCCTCTATTCGGGCTGGTCAACTGAACTGACAGCGTATTATTTGTTGCTTGTGTGGTTGCGCTTGCCGTAATGAGATAAACGCCGCCTCGCTTGCACTGGATCGTCGTCAGATCTATCCAGGTTGAGCCTTCAATATTTACGCTGCCGCTTGATGTTTCGATTCTTGCACCATCGTTATAACGGCCGCCTACCAGGTTTCTAAACAGCACAATATTTTCATTACCGTCGGATCCGTAGGTAAAGCCGCCGTTAAACTGGTTGTCACGGATATATGACCGGCTGCCATTTGCGTCGTGTGCATTAACATAACAATAGTCTGCCAGGTTATTACAGATGAGCAAGCCGCCAGATGTAATATTATCGCCGTCTGTGATATTAACCGTTAAGGTTTTGTGAGTATCGTCTCCGGTTGAGCTTGACAGCTTATTATACATGTACTGGTTAGAGCTTTCCTTAATACCGCACATAATACCTGCTAAAATACCGCGTGTTACGTAGTTATTATGGATATTTGAATTAATGCCCTGGTATGTGATACCGTATGTATAATCGAAAATGTGGTTGTCATGAATATCGTTATCTCTAACGGTTCTTGTATCATTCGGTCGATATACTGCAATACCTCGCCACGCATCCGGGTGATTAATTGCCGTTGAAATTCCGGTCAACTGATTATCGCATACCACGCAGCGCGCAATATAGTGAGTTAATAGAATTCCGATGTAGCAGCCTTTAATAATGTTGTTAGAAATAATGCTATCATAGAGGTCATAGAATTCCAGGCCCTGATAGAAATTTTCAATGTAATTGCCATCAATCAAAATATTCCTGATAAAATTGGCTCTGGGCGTATGGGATCCGATCGCAGAATACAGATAGTTATACGGACTGACGGCGTTATCCCTTATCGCAGTTAATCCACGGAATGTGTTATTTAAGATTTTAACGTTCTGACAGTCGGTGTCATTATACGGACCGAACCACGGGAAAGTGCTTTCCTGGTGCGCATAGTCAAGCTGTACACACTCACTGTAAACGCCTGATGTGCTGCCGTAATTGTCGAATGTGCAATTCTCAATTATGCCATTAGAAACACCGCAAAATTCTACCCCGTGCCAGCCGTTCCAGTGGTGAAAATGACAATTAATAATATGGATGTTATTACAATGCCCGAATGCTAACAGAGTGCATTTTTCAAGTGACGGCGCGGAAAGACCCAGGCCTTCAATCCTGATATTTTTAGCGCCATTATAACCGTTGTCCTGCTGCGGGTTATCGTTACGAATGATATTCGGTTTCCCGCCGTACATATCATTAGCGATGAGTTCCGCGCCATATCCGATAATAGTTTTATTTGACGGAACCACCAGGTTATTAACAATATACTGCCCGGGCGGCACAACTACTACACCTTTTCCGGATGCAAGTGCAGCCGTAAACGCTGCGGTTGCGTCGGTTGTTCCTGTATTGTCTGCATTGTAGTCTTTAACATCTGCAAAATACAAATCAAGATTCTGCATTATCTCATCATATATATCAAGTGTATCCAGGTAATCATCAAGAGCCTTGTCCAAAATCTCTTCGATTTTGTCGGGGTCCCAAACTTCCTCTATCTCGTTGATTTTATCAATAATTTTGCAGATTAACTCGTAGTAGCTTAGACTTTCGTCGTATACCAGTGGCAATACTTTATGAGCCCAGTATTTAAAATTTCTAGTCATTTAAATTATCACCTCACCAAAGATTAAAAAACAGGTCAGAAAGTTCGTTTATAATCATCGTGTCAATATTAAGAAGCGTATCACGGTATTCTAGCAACATTTTAGCATATGACCCGCCCGACGTTTTCCCGCTCACGTGCTCTATATAATCTTCCGTCGTGCTTATGCTGTGCTTAGCTGATTTTGTCCCCGTTGCGTTTTCCGTGTTTGTTGCTGTTTCGGTGCCGTTTGTTGCGTCGTTAGATTCTGTTGTTGTTTCCGTTTCTCCGTCCGTTGTCGTTGTTGTGTCAAGTGTCCTAGTATTTGCTGTGGTTTCACTATCCGAGACCGTGCCGGTTTCTCTTGCCGTCGTTGTTTTTCCAAAGGTTGTTGTCTCGCTCGATGTTGAACCGGTTCCGTCGTCGGTGATCTTCCGGGCGTTGGTCAAATATGTTTCGTTTTCAACGTTCGTTAATGCTCCCTGCGGGGTATCAGAGTAAATATCCCAGCGTGTATTCTTCTTAACGTCGGACCCCGTCTTACCTTCCGTTCCGCTGTCAGTGGTTGTCGTTGTTGTGTTTAGTGTCTGGGTGTTTGTCTTTGTTCCGTCGTCGTCGATCGTTCCAGACTCGGCCGTTGTGCTCTGTGAGTTTGCTGTCTGTGAAGACTGACCAACCGTGTTATTAGAAAAGCTTTTATTCGTGTTTCCGTTCCTGGTTGTTTTATTCTGTTCGCTATTATCGCCTGTTTCTTTTCCTGTCCTTGTGTGCTCAGTGGTGAGGTCCATGTCATAAAGCGGGTTAAACTTGAAAAGCTCCGACTCGTAAAGTTTATTATAGTAGGGCATTATTTCATTCATGCGCCTATTAAGAAAAAGTTTCCAAAGACCCACGGTTTCGGCTGCTATTTCCCGCGTGTAATAGTGCTTTAAAATTTTACGTTCAAGAACCTTCCTGTAATTCTCGTCATAAATCGGAAACGTGAAATCAAACACTTTCGGGATTGCTTTATTGATTACCGTATCGACGGAACTATAACCCACTGACTCTTTTAGACCTGCAGCGACTTCGCATATATAACGAACTTCGGTTGTATATTTACTCATTATCATCACCGCCCATCTGATCGAGTGCAGATAAAACATTGTTTGCACTCACCGGCTGAACATCCCGAAAATGTACAGAAACATCAAGCCCAAAAAGCGCGTTGATTTGGTCGGCTGCCATTCGCCGGGCTTCAAGCCTTGAATATCGACTTGCTATGGTTGCTCCGTTTGCGCTCGCAGCTTCGTCTGTTACCAGTCTTTCTTTTTTCTGCAGATTTAAGTTTGTAATACCCAAAACGGTGAGCACCTCGTTCCACATCTGTGTCTTTAGCTCGTAGATTTTATCTGAAACATAAGGGGCCTGTGTGCTGATCGCTTTCAAGCCGTTTATATCAAGGTTTTTATCACCGAAAATAAAAGGCTGATTGCCATCGTACTGCATATATAAATTTTTAAGTGTGAGTCGCTGCTCCTCGGATCCCTGGACTAATACAGGCGTTTTTTGTGCTTTTGCGTTTACCATAATAATCTGGTCCAGTTCATAAAGCATATAGGCGTATCTACGTATCAGCGGGATCTGGTTTGTGTGCATCATGTTATTGTATATGAGGATGCTGTCCGTGTTAGTAAGCTGTTTTTGATACCCATTATTGGCATATGCCCTACGGTTTATCGGGATGTTGTAAACGTCGAAAGGACCATTCGCGGCACAAGCAAGCACCAGCGGTCCTATGACCTCATCTTCAAAAAATACCGCGGACCCATTGAGGAAAAGCGTTAATTCCAGGAAACGCGGGTCTACGGTCGGTGGAAGCTTTTCCCACTTAAACATTGATATGGCCAGTTCGGTCAGTCGGTCCAGATAGTCATAGTATGCAGCCATGTTATTAAACAGCGACTGTTTAAACTGTGTGTGTTTTCGTCTCATACTCTCCCCCCTTTTTAAAGCGGATTGTTTGAAAGTGAGTAATTCCCTATGTCAGAATGTGAAGTCCAGAACCGAACCCCGGAATCAAAAATGTTCTCAATCTGCCTTGCATCGTCCGCGGGTAATGACCCGTCTATGCTGCAGCCTATTGTTTTAACATAAGTCCAGTGTTCGCGGGTGTGCATGTTTGGTGTTGAATGAGCGCGGATCGCATAACCGTACAGGTCAAAGTAATGGTCAATGATTCGTGCGTATTCCTGGGTAATGCTCATCCGGTAAAAATAAAAGTCTTTTTCTTTCATTCCGACAAGTAAGTCATTAGTCTGACTGCCTTTAGACTGTATTGGCATAGGCGGGTGCAAAGCCTGAGTTGCCACCAGGTTTGAAACCTGAGCCACCGCGGAACCGACCCCGGACGCGATATTGATCGGATTTCCGAGTAAATAACCTACTCCCGCCTGCATTGCGGAGGATACCAGGGAAACGCCTAAACCTGACTGTAACTGAGCAATATAAGCGCGGTATGTGTCAACGCTCCAAGCGCACTGAGGAAACTGCACCATATTAAGTCGCTCATTATAATTGACAGACAAGCCTTTATAGTTTTCTGGTATCATGGTTATCTGTGTTTGAGGACCTACCACACCCCGCATAACAAAGCTGCATGTGTGAGGTGTGTTGTTAATATTCGGTTTACCTCCGAAAAATTCATAGCGATATGTTCCCGACTCACCCTCGGTATTATAAACCGTCAAGAACTTATACGGGTAAGTAAAAAGTTTCTTATTCCTGGGAATATATCCATCTATAGAATCATAAGGTGTCGTTATCTGGAAACGGTCTTGTGTTGGCGTTGATGATCCCTCGTCTCCCGGGTCAAAATGCGCGGGTATCATCTGAATCATAATTATAGCGTCTTTTGTTGCGGGGTTGTTCATTAATGTTTGAATGTGTGCAGATGCACCTGTCGCTGATGTTTCTGTGTGAACATAAACACCAGAATAAACACCGCCATATTCAAGGCCGATCGGTGGATTTCCGGAATCGTCAACCGCCTGATATATGGCTATTTTATAATTATTAAAACGTTCCGTCCTGGAATGAGTTTCTACTACATATTCACCGGTTTCGAGATTTTCTTCTACGATGTTACCCCCGATAACATCCGCGGGCGTGTGCTGTCTTTCGATAAAGCATTGTTTGAGCGTAAAGGCCCCCTGCCAGGTCATAAGGACATCAATTTCGAATTCAACCTCGGTTGTGATGTTGTTTATATAATTTACTTTTGTTACAAAGGCGTAAAACCACTTGTTCTCGAATGATGTGTTTTTATACCTCATATAACCAACGTTATACATGGTTGACATAGGTCGTTCTACTCTTATAACGCCCTGGTTTTCCCTGACATATGATACGTTCGAGACCGTTGTAATAGGGGTGAGTCCTGAAAAGTAGGTGTCTTTTGCGTTTACGGATGCAAAATACAAAGAGTTTTCATAATTTGGTGAAAGACCGAGATCCGGGAAAAATTGAACCGTGCTGTTAGGTTGAATGTATGCCATAATATCACCCTTTTATTCTATGGGTATAATACCACTGAACTTAATATTAGAATCGGTTGTCCATGTTGTTGTTCCTAGTCTACGACATAAAAACGTTGTTGTATCTGTTTCGGTGTTCACTGCAGATACCCACGCCATAAAAACATCATTACCAGCTGATGAAAAAGCTGTTCTCCATGTTGGAGTGAGTTTAGGAGTTATCCCAGTAATATCGACATATAGATTGCTGCCACTATTTAAAGTAACTGACGGTTTTGCTGTAAACTGCAAAAATAAAATTTTACCATATTTTACGGCGTTTATTACTTCAGCTTCCGCGCAATTTGTTCCAGGTGTAATTGTCAAATCTTCCGCAACATTGACCCCGTTTAACTCTGAAAAAATTTCTTCTAATTCTGATTCGGGGAAAACATCTTTTATATTTTTTGACAGTGTTCTATTAACCTCCGGCTGATTAACATACGTAACATAGCCATTCGCATCAGTTCCGATTATGGTTGACATATTCAAACCCCCTTCAAAAATGGCGGGGGATTAACCCCCGCTAAAACTAATATAATAGGGTATCACACTTTGGCAAGTGTGAGCGTATCACCTGCCTTGAGTGCCTTAAGCTGTGTGACAGTCCGTGCAAGTCTGAACGTGTTAACACCGTCGGACGCGTCAACATTTATAGAAGTATTTCCGGTTGCGGTTGATGGAATAATAAAGCTGCCGTACGGCTGAACCGCGACCCCTGCTGCGGTTGCTGTCTGAGTCTGCACCAGGTTAATGTTATTGTAGGTAAGGGCCGTTCCACCTGTAATACTTGAAACTGCAAGGTTGACAACCCTGTTTCCGGTTGCGTCATCATCTACGGACTGCACCGTATATACTGCAGCGGTCGGTGTTCCGAGTGATGCGGTAGACTTCACAAATACTACGGCATTACTAAAAGGTGAGGTGGAAATGGTTTTCCAGTTATGATAGAAATAATTCCATCTGAGGCCCGCGGCAACGTATTTCTCCGTAAACTTTGACATGTTGTCGTAAATCTGGAACCAGTTTTCATCTACGAAAACGCCTACCACATCAGCCATAATTGCCAGTTCTCCCGCGGTCACGGTCTCAAGTCCAGTACTTTCGGACCTGATCACATCCCAGCGGGCATTATCAAAGGTTGTGAAGTCGTCGATCAAGAATCTTGACCCCTGGAATTCTGCCAGCGGCATATTGAAAGCTGCAGCTAATACATTTACGTCGTACTGTGCATCAAACATAGCGTCAAGGAAGCACACCTGTCTCGCTCGCGGCGTGGTTGTCTGTACCCCTGCTTCATTGTATTTCGTGCTCATAAACTGAACAAGGTTTGATGTTCCCCTGAAAGCAATACCGGCATTTTTAATGTCTGAAATGTCAACCGAAACGGGATACATTTTACCGGCATTGACCGCTTTAATAATCATGTACTTGAAAAGCAAAAATTCATCATATTCTGCAGCGGTATAAACCGTGTCAACGATTTGCGCGATGAGATCTGTGACCCCTTCCAGGGACAGAAAAGCCTGTCGGAGACTTTCTTCTTCGATAGTAACCGGATAAATAACTTTCCAGTTGACCGCGTGAAAAGCCGACCGAACGTCGGGAAGATAGCGCTTCAGCTCTCTTGCTTCGGCCTTTTCCTCACTGAATGAAAAGACTTTGGCAATATTCGTGAAGATCTCCTCAACGGTTTCACCAAATTCCAGATACCCCTTTTTCAGTCTCGAATACGGATTGTTAAAGTTTGCGCTTGTCACTCGCACAAGGGCGATTCTGTTTACCAGGGCATTGATAAATTCATTTGCAAGTGCCGGGTAACCGTAAAGCACTTCACCCACTTTCGGAATCTCCTGCTCCTGGGTGATGGCGGGAACGCTCGCCTGATAAGCAAGAGAAGCGTTCTGCCTGATGACGTTTAGAATGTCGATTGTGGACGCGTTCAGCGTTGAATTAGCAATTTTTCGCGGCATATTATAACCCCCTTTTAATCAAATAAATCCTCGAAAGTCGTCGGCTCCTCGTCTACGTTTTCTTCCGGGTCGGCTTCTTCCTCGTCGTTGTTCTCAACCGGATTTGCAAAGAACCTCGCCTTGTAACGCTCCCGCCATTCCTTGTCAAGCGCGTCATATTTTCCGCGCCAGTCTTCCGGGTCGGCGGCGTTGTCCATCGTGTCGGCGATGTCCTCAAGCAATGCAAGCATCTCGTCTGTGCTGTCGTCCGGTAAAAGTGCCTGAACCGCGTTTAGCAGCTCGTCTTTAGTTCGAATCATGCTTTTCACTCCCTTCTTTTTTCAAGTTGTCAAGTTCTTCAAAAATGATCTGAATAAAAATTGAATTGCACACTGCAGCTATAACAGATACACCAAAAATAAAAATACCGATTAATTCAAGCACCCACATAAGCATCACCTCATCTGAAAGGCCACGGCCTCAACATCATCCATAAAGGCATTCTTCCGGTTGTACCGCCTGGTCCCGGTCCTGGTCCTGGGCCTGGTCCCGGTCCTGGTCCTGGGTCGGGGGTAAAACCATTTAAATAAAAATACATGCACATGACGTTGTTGAGCATCTGTTCGTTCGTTGTGTAAAAGTTACCCGTTACCCAACTATATTGCGACGGGTCGTCGTCTTTGTGCTGATATACATACGCGTAAAACTCCCTCGCCTTTTGCTGACGTTCTGCAAGTCGGTTTCCCGGGACGCCTTCCCACTGCGACAGCCAGTCGTAAACTAAATCATCAAGTGCCGTGCTCGTAGTGTTCCAGAATTCGGCCTGTGACTGAAAATTCAGACGCGTCGGGTTCCAGGTCATCCACACCTTTTCAACGTTTATAATGTATTCAAGCTGAGCGTTTCCATCGTCCGGGCTGTGATTGTTTGCCACGCACCACTCATAATAATCACGGCAACGCCAGGAAACGGTCCCCGTCGTTGGATCTGGCACGTTCGTGAACTGTCCGAACCCATAACCGCCTATATTATCAAACTGATAAACATGGTAAAAAGTATCCGGCGGAACTATTCTACTTTCCCATATTCCGGGATTAACACCCGATTCACCATAAAAACATCCCGCTGCAGCACATATCGGATAAGCTGAAATTGCCATAATTAGCCCCCGTATTTCTTCATCAAGGCAATTAAATCATTTACGCATCTCTGAACTTTATTATAATCTACTCCCATTTTCTCGAGTGCCTTTTTCCGTTCTTCCCCTACACCGTACTTACCCGCGATCACTTCAAAGGCCAGGGAAACAACGGGCGTTAATTCAATCAGATATGATTCCATGTTCTCCCCCCTGCATCATGTCGCAAAGCCTTGTAAGTGCCAGTGTATTGTTATTAATCGCCTGGGTTACTTCGCTCATTTCCTGTTTATGCTGTTCATTAAGTTTTGCAATCTCTTCCCGGTTCTGATCCGTAACATATTTCACATACCACATCATAGCAATGCAGCATACAATCGGAAAACCGACGGTAGTTATTGCCTGGATTAATCCTTCCCACTCCATTATTTATCCCCCCTTTTTGGCGTATTCTGTCACCTATATTTTAATATATTTGAAATAATATTGCAACATTGAAATATTTCTGATATATTATTGTAAAGGTGGTGACAGCATGGAAAACAAAAGCAAATACTACGACGGAACTAAACTTTTATCAATGCTCGATATTAACGGTAATAAACCGGAGATTTATATATGTACGTCAAACCGGAACGCGGGAAAAACAACGTACTTTTATCGGCTCCTGGTTAATCGGTTTTTAGACAAGGGGGAAAAGTTTGGAATTATTTACCGGTTTAACTATGAACTTGACGACTGCGCGGGAAAATTCTTTAATGATATAGGCAGTCTCTTTTTTCCAGGCCGTGTTATGACAAGTGAGCGACGGGCCGCGGGAATATACCATGAATTATTTTTAGACGGTGACTCGTGCGGGTTTGCCGTGTCGCTCAATTCGTGCGAACAACTTAAAAAATACTCACACTTACTGAGCGATATAAAAAGACTGGTATTCGATGAATTCCAGTCTGAAACAAGTCATTATTGCTCGAATGAGGTACAAAAGTTTATATCACTGCATACAACCATCGCCCGCGGGCATGGTGAGCAAGTAAAGTATTTACCTGTTTACATGATCTCGAATCCTGTGTCATTGATTAACCCATATTACACTGAGCTCGGGATCTCTTCCAGGTTGAACGATAAAGTCAAGTTTTTGCGTGGTGATGGGTTTGTACTTGAACAAGGCTTTAATGAATCAGCAAGTGAAGCACAAAAGAAAAGCGCTTTCAATCGCGCCTTCTCCGAAAATAAGTATTTGGCTTATGCTGCGGAAAATGTCTATCTAAATGATAATGCCGCCTTCATCGAAAAACCTGCGGGATTAAATCGGTATGTCTGTACCATCAAATTTGAGTCAAGATTGTATGCTCTGCGGGAATTCCCGGACCTGGGAATTATTTATTGTGATGATAAAGCCGACAAAACTTACCGGTTTAAAATATCACTGACAACGGATGACCACCAGATAAACTACATCATGCTCAAGAAAAATGACGCGTTTATCACCTACTTGAAAACATTGTTTGAGCATGGGTCTTTCCGATTTAAAAACCTGTCGTGTAAAGATGTCATTCTGAAAATGTTTTCATATTAACGGTATCTGTCAACGCGTCGGCGGGTTGTCGCGTCGGGGATAGCAGCGTTGGAATATACGCCCCCGGCACGTTTTCGGTTTTGCTGCCCGCTTCCCGTCGCCGTTGGTTTCAGATATAAAATATCGGGGGATCTCTCCCCCGGTATTTTTACGCCTTTAAAACGTCGGTCATTTTGTTATAAATGCTGTTTCCGTATTCAATCAAAATATCACACACCGTCAAGCCGGTATTTCCTATTTTAACCGCGGCCCTGCAGTTTTCGCATCCGGTAGTAATATAACGGCATTCGTTAAAATCATTTATAACTGATTTCACCTGCTTGGTATATTCCCGGATCCCCGGCAGCTCGTCCAGGGCTTCAATAACTTGTCTCATTTCGTCCTGATCCTTTACACCTCTTTTTATAATTTCGACCGCTTTTTCTTTATCAATCGTCATATTCCAG